TATTTTGCCCCGGAGATCCACCGCCCTCATAATAACCATCATACAGATTGCGCTGGGGCAAACCAAACTCATAACAATCTTCGTAAATCTGCCGCCAATTGTCTTTGCGGCGTTGCGCAATATCGTGACGTTTTAGGATTTCCTCAACACTACGCATTTTTCCTATGCCTCTTCGCGAAATTTCTGGCAGCTTGCTTTGACCCAAAGCCCCACGCGCTCAGTGCCTTTTTTAATCTAGTGGGCGAGCCATCCGGCTTTTTCTCAGGGCCAGCCATACCGCCGAACCTGCCAGCAAAAGAAACGCGGCGCGGGCCAGTGCCAGTCTTAACCGGGCGCTTTAGGTCGCCGCCGTCTTTAGCTTCGTGATGCCTGCGACCAGCTTCATTTAAGCCACCACCCGGAGCCTGATGTGCCTTCTTAGTCACGCGCTGCCCTCATGTTGTCAATGAGATTTGGGTAGGGGCGGCCAGCTTTTTTAGCCGCTCTCATTGCAGATCGTTTTTTGGCTGAAGATAAAGGTTTAGATTTTCCCAAACCCTTTGGGCGTTTCTTATCCCATACTTCTTTTTTCTCTGGCATTACTTACCGTAACCCTTGCCTTTGCCTTTTTTCTTATTCACAGCTTTTTCCTTATGATCCAAGTGTTGTTTTAGTAATTCCAAGTTCTGCATCTGGACGATCAGCAGACAACAGCATACGCTTGCCACCCACCATACGCGCTTGTTTACGCGCTGCAATTGAGGCCATTTTTTGCTGTTCTTGCGCATCAAGGCGCTGCTGTTGACGCTCTTGCGCTGCCTTCAACTCTGGATCGGGCGCCGGAGCTTTCGATCTACCAAAAAGACTACCCATTAAAAATACCTCGCATACATCACATAATCATTGCCGGTTGGGCCGTATTGTTTCAACACGCCCTCTGGTGTGAATTTTAACGCATTTGCCCAGTTGATTGCAAACGAATTATTGCAGTCTACAGTAAGCTGTAATCTTTTTAATTTAAGTATTATAGCAATCTTATCGAAATATCTAATAGCACCCCTCGTAAGTGATATAGGATTTGTTGCAACCTTATCAGTCGTCATCATCCAGCCCTCTGCCATACCCGGCCAATGCTTAACAACCCCAAAACAGCAAGCGACCTTGCCGTCTACCATAGCCGTGCAAGACAAATCGTCGTGACCATATTCTTTCAACAACTCAATATAATTAGGGATAGTGTCAAAATTTTCCTTATCCATCGGCCTTAATTCTGCCAGCATTGCATGACCCCAGTGAAAAGGCACAATGGTAACGGCTCGATTGCTAGATAAGTCTTGGCGCCAGTTAAAAGACATTAAAATCGGTATTAGCAGTGGCCTGCTTAAACTGATTGCTAAACTGGCTGTTGCGTGTAATGCTGCGCACCTCACCCGCCCCCAGCATCAAATAGCCAAACGCATCACCAACGTGCGAGTGCTGGTTTTTATGTGGCACATCGCGGAACCGCTCCTGACCCGCCCCAACAGCCATACGTTTAAAATGATAACCACCAGCCAAAGATTTGCGAACCTTGACACAAGAGCGATTAACCAGCAGGCCGGGCTTGCCATCAATCAACCTGTTCATCGGCATAGCACCGGCCTCGCGCCGCACCATAAAGTCGTTGGTGCTGGTTGGCCTAGCGTGAAGGTTCATCGTGCGTAAATGCTCAAACGCCGTTACCTCAAAGATCTCATCACGTTTGACACCCGCCGGATCACCCCAGATCAACACATCTGATTTTGGAAAGTGCTGTTGTATATCAGCCATCAAATGATGGCAAAACCGTTCCAGACCCATATCAAACGCCACTAGCTCATGCACAACGTGCCACCGGCCGTTCTGCATCTTTTGCCCAAAGACCGCCGCTGGCGTCAAACCAAAGTCAAGCCCGATATGCACCGGCCAACCCGGCTCAATGTGAACGTCGGCCGACATCATGCTATCAACAAACTCATGCCAGACCGGCTTTCCGTCCAGCACATAAACATACTGCGCCCCAGCGTAACACTGGATCCAGTCAATGCTCTTGCCCGCTAACTGCTGCTCGTAGTAACCGGGCGGCAAATTATTTACGTTCTCGGCCTTCGGGTTGTTGATCCAATATTTATCAGCCGAAAAAATAGCATCCTCATGCTCTTTCGTACCCTCAATAACGCCGCCGGGCTGCTTGTAAAACTTCCAAGGATATTTTCCGCGAATGGGGTTTTTCTCAGCCAACTGATGCCACCAGTGATCGCTATCCATTGGGTTGGTACTCATCCACACGCCGCGCCAAGTGCAGCCCGCATTCGCCCTAGTCGGAAAACGACCGACACGCGATGTCAAACCGTCAACCACCGCCTTTGGAAGCTCACGCGCCTCGCCAATAAAGCCGCCAGTCAATTCAAGCGACAACAGCTTTCGCACGTCACGCGGCTGATCCAACGCCAAGAAAATCACCTCACAATCAAGCCCAGCCGCGCCATCACGCGGCGGCAGCTTGATGTGGTGCGTGATCGGCGGCGACCAGCGCATCGGCCCCCACACATTCTCCGGGAACAACTCTTGCCACGTTTTAATCGTGGTCGTGCGCAACTCCGGGTAGCTGTTTCGTATCACTGCAAATCTGGTATATCTGATCCCATCTATCGGCGATGGCTCTTGCTTCACGGCCCTCAACATCACTTCGGCCAATGAAGCAAACGTCTTGCCAGACCCGACTGGCCCCATCAGCCCACGCACAAAAGAGTCGTCTTGCAAAAACTGCCATACCGTTGGGCTTTCCGAAAAGTTAAGGTTCAAACCAGCCAACGCCTCAGTGGTCGGCTGCTTGCGGCGGCGGGGTGAGCGATCAGTCGCCCTCGGTGATCTAGCCATTAGTCATCCTCAGAGTGAAAAGTAACCACTGTAACGCCCTCAAACTCAACCGGCGCAATCTCAATCATAGGTCCACCGCACTCAGTGCAGCGCACCGCTTCACCACTATCATACACACGGCCCCGTGTCTCTCGCTCACAGTGGCCGCAAATAACGTCCTCAGAGAAAAACCTGACGCTGTGGTACTCGCGCAAATCAATCACCTCACCCATCGTCATCAATCTCCACAATCTTGGCCGTTGGCCCGGTTATGTTAATGCCAATCATGCTCGGCTTCTGGTCACCGGCATTCGGCTCCAGCAACCCGCGATGCTTGGCAAGCAGACGCAGTGCAGACAACTTGTCGTGCATCTCGACCTCAATAGTATTGCCAAACTGGTTGGGCGTGACCTTGACCTTCTTGACACTGCGCTTGGCGCGTTCCGACAACTGATCACTGGGCGTCAGTGTAACACGCCCCATATCATCCCACTGGATAACATCAGTCGCCTCACCCGCGCCAATAGCCTCTAGCTCCTGCACCACCGCCTCGCGACGATCCTCATCACTCGCCGCCAGCGCCGCCCGCTGCTGCCTAATCGTTGGCGTTGTTTTGCCTGACATGCAAACACTCCGATCCTGTTGCGGCATAACCAGCCAGATCCACCCAACTATCCTGATGATCCGGCGTCGCCGCTAACCTAGCTAACTTCACCCCAGCCATCATCATAGCTACATGCTCCGGCTCAATCTGTATGCCAATAAGCGCCGTCCAAATAATAGCAATGCGCTCGTGGTTCTCCCAAATGCTGCCGTAATCCTCGCCGCGATCCGCCACAGTATCCTTGGCCGCATCCAATAACTCGTATCTGTTCATCTTTCGTCGTCCCTTTTTACATCAATAATTTTTAAACTACATACGCTGCAATCATATTCCCTTTTCTGCGCGTCGTCACGCCGCAATATAATCGCGCTACGACAGCGCGGGCATTGCCGGTTGTTCAACTTTCGCTCAAATGAGCCGTCGCCCTCATCAATCATCAGCCTCTCCTGTTCCCCCACAAGAATAGCACGATGCCCACTCGACGCAACCATAGCCGTCGGGCTGACGTATCCAGCCAGCATCGCAAGAGCGGCACGGTTTGCTCGTTTGTGGCGAAAATTTTGTGTGACACCCCCCTATCGCAGTGGGCGATGGCGGGGGGGAAGGGGTCGATTTTTGCGCAGCGGCAGGATCGTTTTTTCCTGCGGCGTACACCGACAAACCAACGTTTGCTGCGCGGTACATCATAGCATAGCCTCTGCAACATCGTAGAGCGACGGCACCCCTGCCCGCCGCTCAAGCGCAGCGTCACAAGTGTTGAGGGTTGCTGCCCGCACGTCGGCCGCAGTGAAGCCAGCGAGCGCCAGCCGCCGGGCGTGTGCTATCTCGTTGTCATACATCCTGACCTGACCTGTCGCCTGCTGCACGGCGCTGAGATATGTGTGAGCTATCGCCTCGGCGGCTGGGTCGTCGGGTGTGTGAGTGTATAAGTCTACATCCCCCAGACCCCCTGTCTCTTTAGGTTCATCGTCTGCATCACTGCGTAACTGCAATGGCTTGGCAGACTGTACATCTTCCCA